CAGCAACTCGGCGCCGCCCGCGTGCAGCTCATGAAGCGCGACAACACGGCGTCGATGGGCGCCGACAGCCTCGGCCGCTACGAGCGGACCAGTAACTACACGCTGCGCGCCCAACGCCCGCAGTCCGACCGCCTCGAATAGGAGGACCCCCGCCCCATGGTCACGTACGCCCCCAGCCAGCCCGCCGAGACGGATACCGCGCTCGCCCGCCGGTACCGGCTCGAACTCGACACCGACACCACGTTCACCACGCCCGTTTGGGTGATCGTCCCCGGCATCAACGACTTTGCGCCGAAGGTCGACCAGACCCAGCAGGCCAGCACCACCTACGAAGACGACGGGTGGGCCGATCAGACCGTCACCGAGTACGCGTGGAGCATCGAAATGACGATGCTGCACCGCTGCCACCCCACCACGAAGGCTTTCAACGCCGCTCAGGAAGCGCTCAGGACGGCCGCGGCGTCGTTCGGATCCAGCGCCAAGGTTCATGTCCGCTGGTACGACCGCGACGGCCGCGCCGACGCGTTCGAGGGGTACGCCCTGGTCGAGTGGGAGCGGGACGGCACCGCAACCGACGACCTCGACTCCATCAAGGTGACGCTTACCGGCAAGGGCAAGCGGACCGCCATCACCAACCCGCTCACCGCGCCGTAAAGGGGGTCGAGTCAGTGGCATTTCAGGCTCTGGGGGAGCTCCTCGACGAAGGCCTGTCGCTCCCCGTCAACGGCAAGACGTACCGCGTGCCGCCGCCGTCCGCGGCGACCGGCCTACGGGTACAGGCGATCATGCAGGCCGCCGCCGTGGCCGCGGACGGCGGGCAGATCGACGAGGCCGTGTTGAAGGACGCCGCCGAGCGCGACATGTACCGCGACGTCCTCGGCACCGCGCACGCCGAGATGGTCGCCGATGACGTCGCATGGCCGACGCTCAAGCACTGCGCGGTGACCGCCATGGTGTGGATCGTCCAGAACAAGGACGCCGCCGAACGGTACTGGAACAGCGGCGGCGACCCTTCTCGACTGGCCCCGAACCGGAAGCAGCGCCGCAGCTCATCGGATGCGGCGAACAAGACCCGGTCTCGGGGCTCTTCGAGTGGTACGAAGCACCCCCAGGGCAGCCGCACAGGCGGAAAGAAGCCCGCGCCCCGCAAGTGACGTGGTCGCAGATCCTCGACGAGTGGCCGCTCGTCGAGGCCGACCTACACGAGTTCTACAGCGTCGACATCGGCGCGCCCGGCCTGCTCGATAGCCGCTCCTGGCGATGGCTGCGGGTGCGCATCTTCGGCCTGCTGTCCGCGGACTCCCGCATCAATCGCCACCTGTTCCCCCCGCCCGAAGTGCCCAAGGGCGCCCGCTAACTGAACACCGCGCCACGCGCGCGGCCCCCTTTGAGAGGAGGCCCGCGCATGGCCCTTACCGTGGGCGAGCTCGCCGCCACCATCACCGTTGACGACACCCAGGCCGAGCAAGGCCTGAACGGCTTTCAGTCCCGCCTACGGGCCGCCCTCGCCCGCATCACGCAGCGGGCCCGCACCGGCGGACAGGACGCCGGAGACGCCCTCGGCGAGGGCCTCGACGAGGGCGCCAGCGACGGCGCCGACGCGGCCGGAGAGTCCATCACCGACCGATTCAAGGGCCTCGCGCTCGGCGTCGTCGGCGGAAGCCTCGGCGCCGCCCTCATGGGTGGCATCGCCGCCGCGATGGAACAGGACCAGATCACCGCCAAGCTCGGCGCGCAGCTCGGCGCCACCGCGACCGAGGCAAAGCGATACGGCGAGATCGCAGGAGAGTTGTACTCGGGCGCGATCACGGAGGACTTCCAGGGCGCCGCGGACGCGATCAAGGCAACCATGGGATCGGGCCTCCTGCCGCCGGACGCCACGAACGCGCAGATCGAGAGCATCTCTACCAAGGTCTCGGACCTCGCCAGCACCTTTGACCAGGACTTGGGCGGGGTCACCAACGCCGTTTCACAGATGCTGCGCACCGGTCTGGCATCGAGCGCCGATGAGGCGTTCGACGTCCTCACAGCCGGTTTCGAGTCCTCGGCGAACAAGGCCGACGACCTGGTCGACACGTTCAACGAGTACGGCGTCCAGTTCAAAAAGGCTGGTCTGGACGGCGCCACCGCCGTTGGCCTGATGAATCAGGCGATCCAGGCCGGCGCCCGAGACTCGGACATCGCCGCGGACGCAATCAAGGAATTCAGCATCCGCGCCATTGACGGATCGGCCAGCACCGCGGCCGGTTTCCAGGCCCTCGGCCTGAACGCCGACGACATGGCGAAGAAGTTCAGCGCGGGCGGCACGTCCGCGTCCGGGGCGCTCGACACGACGCTCGACCGGCTGCGCAACATCAAGGATCCGATCAAGCAGTCGGCCGCCGCAACGGCCCTGTTCGGCACCCAGGCCGAAGACCTCGGCGCGGCCTTGCTCGCCATGGATCCCTCGACCGCCGCGGCGGGGCTCGGCGAGGTGGGAGGCGCCGCCGACAAGCTCGGCGACAGCCTGCGCGACAACGCGTCAACCAAGCTCGAACAGTTCAAGCGCTCGATGTCTCAGGCGTTCGTCGAGCTGCTCGGCGGCACCATCGTGCCCATCCTCGACAAGTTCGGCGGGTTCCTCGCGGACTACGGGCCGATGCTCGCTCCTCTCGCCGGAATGGTGCTCGGCATCGCCGCCGCCATGGGCATATGGAGCGCGGCGCAAGCCATCTTCAACGCCGTCATGGCCGCCAACCCGGTCGTGTTGATCGTGGGCGCGATCCTCGGTCTGATCGCTGTGATCGTCATCGCCTACAACCAGAGCGAGACGTTCCGCACGATCGTGCAAGGCGTCTGGTCGGCCGTGAAGGGGTTCGTGTCCGGCGCGGTCGACGGGATCAAGGCGTCCATCGCATGGTTCGGCGAACTGCCGTCCCTGATCTCCGGATGGTTCGGCGCCGCCAAGGACTACGCCGTTGCCAAGTTCACCGAGCTCACGACGTGGCTGTCTGGTCTGCCCGGCTCCGCAGCCTCGGCGCTGGCCGCGCTCCCTGCCTCGCTCGGCTCGGCCGCCACCGCCGGGTTCACCTCGTTCCGTACAGCGTCCGCGGTGAAAGTCTCCGAGTTCATCTCCTGGATCAAGGGGTTGCCGAAGCGCACCGCAACCGCGATGGGCAGTCTCTCGGGCCTGCTCGTCGGCAAGGGACAGGACATCGTCCGCGGCCTCTACAACGGCGTAAAGGGCATGGGCGGTTGGCTCCGGGACAAGCTGATCAGCTTCGCCAAGTCGATGATCCCCGGGCCCATCGCCAAGGCACTCGGCATCAACTCGCCGTCGCGCGTCATGCGTGACCAGATCGGCCGTTGGATCCCGGCGGGCATCGTCGACGGCATCGAGGGCGAGGCCGGCGCGGTGGACACCACCATGCGCAATCTCGTCACTGTGCCCACCGGCGGGCAGGCCACCGCCGCCGCCGTCGCCGCGTCCACGGGTGCCGCGGTGAGTGCCGCGGGCTCGACCGCGACGACCGGTCGTGTCGTCCTCGACGTCACCGGCGCGGACTCCGATTTCAAGCGGCTCATCCGCCGCATGGTCCGCGTCGACGGCCGCGGCAGCGTACAGACCGCGTTCGGTACCTGACACCCCCCACAACCCCCGTAAGGAGGGCTCCCGTTGGCGTTCCCCGATGACCCGCTCGGCGTGATGGTTGAGCTCTACATAGGCGGCGCGTGGGTGGACATCACCGGCGACGTCTACACCAACAACCTGATCACGATCACGCGCGGACGGCAGGATGAGGCGTCCCGTACGGACGCCGGTACGTGCGTGTTCGTCCTCAACAACACTGGCGGCCGCTACTCGCCCCGCAACCCCCGCTCGGACCTGTACGGGCTCATCGGCCGCAACACCCTGGTACGGGTGTCCATCCAGCCGGGCGGGACGTCGGGGGCGCGGCTGATTCGGTTCGTCGGCGAGGTCGCGTCGTGGCCGCCGAAGTGGGACACCTCGCGGTACGTCACCGTGTCCGCGTCGGCCGCGGGCATCCTGCGCCGCCTCGGACAGGGCGCAACGCCCCTCGCGTCGCCGATGCGCCGGGAGTTCACCAACCCGGCCCGTACGAGCATCCTCGCGTACTGGCCATTGGAGGACGGCTCGACCGCAACGGAGTTCGCCTCGGCCCTGTCCGGCGCGGCCCCGATGACCGTGGCCACCAGCGGAGTCAAGGCCGCCGCGTACACCTCGTACGCGGCATCCGACGCGCTGCCCACCCTCGGCGAGGGCGCGCTCACCGGGACCGTGCCCACGTACACCGTGACCGGTGAGACCGCGCTCCGGTTCTTCGCTGCGTTCCCCGACACCGCGCCAACGGCCGATGCGCCGCTCGTCGAGGTCAAGTCGTCGACCGGTATGCGGTGGGTGATCGCGTGGGAGTCCACGGGCGCAATGAGCGTGCGCGGCTACGACAAAGCCGGGACGACCCTCGAATACATCACCTACGGCGGAGTCGTGAGCGGCAAGCGGCTGAGCATCGGTCTGGACTTTGTACAGTCCGGCACCACCCTCACCCGCCGTTGGTACTTCATCGACGTTGACGAGTACACCCTTGCCAGCGGTGCCACCATCACCCAGACAACGGGCACCCTCACCGGGTACACCCTCGGCCGCCTGGCCACGATCACGATCGGCGGAGGTTCCATCGGCGACGTGGCGATCGGGCATGTGGCGCTCGCCGATGCGACGTCGGCATACGGCGCGACCGGTTCGGCCATGGTCGGATACGCCGGAGAATCGGCGCTCGCCCGCCTCATCCGGTTGTGCGGCGAGGAGGACATCCCGTTCACCTACAAGGCCGTGACCGGTCTGTCCTCGGCGCAGGTGGGCCCGCAGTCCGTCGCCGCCCTGCTCGACCTGATCGAGGACGCGATCGACGCCGACGGGGGACGGCTGTACGAGCAGCGCGACGCCCTCGCGCTCACGGCACGCTCACGCGCCACCCTCTACACCCAGACCCCCGCGCTCACCCTCGACTACGCGAACGGGGAGGTGGCGCCGCCCCTCGAACCGGTCGACGACGACCAGCACGTACACAACGACGTCACCGTGCAGCGCGAGGGCGGCAGCTCGGCCCGCGCGGTCGCCGACACAGGGCCTCTCGCGCCCGACGTCGTCGGCCGCTATAGCGAGACCAGCACGCTCAACCTGTACTCCGACGAGCAGTGCGCGCCGCTCGCGTGGTGGACGCTGCACCTGGGCACCTGGGACGCGCCCCGCTACCCGTCCGTGTCGGTCGAGGTCCACAACGCGCCGCAGCTCGCCGAGGACCTGGCCGCCGTCGACGTCGGCGACCGCGCCGTCATCACCAACCCTCCCGCGTTCCTGCCCCCGGAGCAGATCGAGCTACTCGTCGAGGGCTACACCGAGACGCTCGGCGTCCGCACGTGGGACATCACGTTCAACGCCTCGCCGGGCGGGCCCTATCTGGTGGCCATGACCGACGACGCCGAGTACGGCACGGCGGACACAGACGGCTCGATCCTCGCCGCGTCCGCCACGGCCACGGACACGGCCCTGATGGTCCGCGCCGTGGCAGGCTCGCAATGGGTCCAGGACCCCGCCGATCTCCCGTTCACCGTGACCGTGGGCGGCGAGGAAATCCGGGTCACCTCCGTGGGCCCTGCTGCCGCGGACACGTTCACACGCACCGTCGCGAACGGGTGGGGCACGTCGGACAGTGGGCAACCCTGGCAGGTGTTGGGCGGTCCGGCCGCGAGCTTCAGCGTGAACGGCTCCAAGGGCATCCACTCAATCGCAACCCGGAACCTCACCCACACGATCACGCTGCCCGCGGTGAGCCTGGCAGACGCCGAAATGGTGGCCACGTTCACGATGCCCGTCATGCCGACCGGTGACGGGATCTGGACGTACGTCATGCTGCGGGCGAACACAGCCGCAACGAACTTCTACTTCGCCCGCGTCTACTTCGCCACCGCTGGCACCGCCGAACTGTCCCTACGCAAGCGCCTGCCCGCCGAGTCGCTCCTGAGCACGTACGGCACGAAACTCACGCACACGGCCGGCGCGTCGTACGCGGTCCGCTTCCGCGTCGAGGGCTCGGCCCTGTCGGTCCGCTTCTGGCAGACGACGGACCCCGAGCCCTCGGCCTGGCAACTGACGTCCACCGACACGGACATCACCGCGCCCGGCGGCGTGGGGCTCCGGTCGTACACGTCGAGCACGAACACGAACACGCTCCCCCTCGTGATCCCGTGGGACAACTTCCGGATCACCAACGCCCAGAAGGTCGGCGTGGACCGCTCAGTGAACGGCGTCGTCAAGGCGCAGCCCGCCGGAGCTTCAGTCGGCCTCATTCACCCCGCACTCGCCGCCTTGTAAGGAGGCCCCTTGTCCACCCCTGTCAGCCAGTGGCTTCCCGGCATGGCCGTCACCTCCGGCCGTCTTCAGTACATGCTCGAACAGTCGCTCAGCGGCGGTAACAGCATCAGTGCCACCGCGTACGGCGCGGTGGGCGACGGCTCCACCGACGACGCCGCGGCGATACAGGCCGCCCTCGACGCGGCGCACACGCGCGGGGGCGGCATCGTCGTCATCCCGCCCGGCAAGACGTTCGCCATCAAGACGTTCCTTGTGGTGTACGACAACACCGTGTTGTCGGCGTACGGCGCCACGATCATCAGCACCGGTAATACGGGCCTGCTGCGCAACTTCCTGTCCACGGAGACGCCCAGCGGCTACGCCGGGCACTCACACATCGTCGTCCAGGGCGGCACGTGGGACGCCAACGCGTCCGACGGCACCACCGGCACCGTGACCGCCGAGACCGATGCGTTCAACTTCATCCACGCCTCGGACATCACCGTCCGCGATGCCACGATCAAGAACGTGAGCTCGGCGCACGCGCTGGAGTTCAACGCGGTCGACGGCGGGCGCGTCCTGAACTGCCGCTTCCTCGGCTACCGGGACAACAGCGGCGACGCATCGCGGCAGTACTCCGAGGCCGTACAGCTCGACATTGCCGTGTCCGGATCGTCGAGCATCGGCGCATTTGACAGCACCACCAGCCGCAACATCCTGGTCATGGGCTGCTACTTCGGACCGTCCGAGCGACTCGGCGTGTTCGGCCGCGCGGTCGGCTCACACACCACCCGCGCAGCCACCTTCTACGACAACGTGCAGATCATCGGCAACCGCATCGACGGCACGTTGCAGGAGGGCATTCGCGGCTACGCGTGGCGCCGCGCGGTCATCTCCGACAACATCATCACGGGCACCGGCCTGTCTGGCATCTGCCTCACTGTGCCGGATCCGGCGACGTACTCCGTCACCACGTACGGGGCGGCAATCACCGGCAACGTGATCTCGGGCATGGTCACTGACTCCGGCATCCGTGTACTCGCCTACTCGGCAACCCTCTACAGCAACGTGCGCATTGAAGGGAACTGCATCGAGGGCGGCACCAGCGCGAACGGCATCCACGTCGAGTACTGCGCGCGCCCCGGGATCTCCGGCAACACGATCCGTAGCCTCGGCTCGACCGGTATCTACGCCTACAACACCACCGCCCCGCAGATCGTCGGCAACACCCTCCGCGACATCGCCACCAACGCGATCAACGTGAGTACGTGCACCGGTGGTCAGATCGCTTCCAACCACGTCGACACCACGACCACCAACTACGGCATCTACCTCACTGTCACGACGGACGTAGCGGTGACGGGCAATGCCGTACGGGCCGCCGCCTCGGCCGGCATCCGCCTCGGGGCCACGGCCCTACGCACATTCGTCAGCGCCAACATGATCCGCAAGGCGGACGGCACCACCGTCAACGGGGTCAGCCTCGACGCGACCGCAGCCAACTGCGTTGTCGTCGGGAACGACTGCTCCGGCAACAGCTTCACCAACACGACATGGGTGAACTCGGGGACCGCGCCCACAACCACCGTCATCGACTACGCGGGAACCCTGCTCACCAGCCCCTCAACCGCTCACGGCGCCAACCTCATCTGACCCACCCCACCCCCGTACGCCCCGCGAACCGCGCCGGGCGTTTTTTCATGCCCCGGAGGCATCATGAGCAGCTTTTCCCACGGCATCGACGTGTCCGCCCACCAGGCCGCGCAGGACTGGGACGCGCTGAAGAGCGACGGTCTGACTTTCGCGTTCGCCAAGGCGTCCGAGGGACAGACCAGCCGCGACGGCAAGTTCAGTACGCACATCAAGGGCATCAAGGCCGCCGGGTTGGTGGCGGGCGCCTACCATTTCGCGTGGCCGAACCAGGACCCGGCGAAGGAGGCCGCGAACTACATCGCCGCCGTCCGGGCGTACGCCGGTACCGGGTTCCTTCACTGGCTCGACCTTGAGTCGTACAGCGACGGCCGCAACTACCGAGGCAAGACCGCGGCGCAGATCAAGGCGTACGCCGCGGAGTGGATCGCCGCCGTGCAGAAGGCGTTCCCCGGGCAGCGTGTCGGCATCTACACGTCCGCCTCGGACATCGCCGCCGGGCACGTCCCGTCCGGCGTTCCCCTGTGGTATCCGGCGTACCCCGGGTCGAGGGTCGACACGTTCGCCGAGGCCGAGGCCGCGAGCAGGCCCGCCCCGTCCGGCCGCGCCGTCACGATCTGGCAGTTCACTTCCACCCCCGCCAAGGGCCCGCGCGTCGACTCGAACCTCTGCTACCTGTCCCCGTCCGCGCTGCGTACGTGGGCGAAGAACGAGACCACGTCGAGCACCGGCGGGGGCGGCACGTCGAGCAGCACCTACACCCCGCCCACGTTCCCGACCGGCCTTGCCCCGGGCAAGTCGAAGCCGTCCGCCGTGACCCTTCAGCGCGCGCTGAAGAAGGCCAAGTTCATGGCCGCGAGCGTTCCCGAGTCGCCGCACTACGGGCCCAAGACCGAGGCCGGTGTCGCCAAGTTCCACAACGCGCACACCAAGTACCGCGCCGCGGGCTCGACGCACGACGTCAAGATCGGCCCGAAGGGATGGGCGGCACTCTTCCGCCTCGCCTACGGCAAGTGATCCCCCCCGCCCGCCCCGGCCCCGCGCCGGGGCGGGCCCCGCGCGGCCCGCCCCCCGCCCG